TCTTAACACCACTGGCAAAGCTTGCATTTTGGAAGCTGTTTAACAAACCAATTCGGTTCATAATATCACCGCCGTTGGAAGTAATCAAAGCACCAGCCGTCGAAAGGATACTAGGGTCGGTAATGGCAGTTCCAGGAGTTCCAACTGTGTTGGCAACTTTTAGTGCAAGGGCAAAGCCGTCTGCTTCAATTTTAGCTGCCAAAGCAGATGCCGCTCCATCAAGAACACCATCGTACATACCATTTTGCACCGCATCGTAAGATACTTGCAGGTCAAGCTGGCTGGCCGACACGTCAACCCCATACATACTTAAGGTAGTGCTGATTACTGGAATAACGGTTGATTGCACTTCCATATTCTCACCAGAGCGCACGTTGAACACAGGTGGTTTTTCGATGTTGACAGTGCCACCATGCCGCTTTTGTGAATCAGCAACTTCCGCTTGGAAGTCTTTGTTCACAGTTGCGGTCATAGGTAGTTTATTCTGCAAACGCGCTAACGCCTTTTTGCAAAGAATAGTTTGAATGGGAGCTTGGTTGGCCAAAGCGTCTCTCCTTAAAATTTGTTAAATTGACTTAAAGGCATATTCTCTATTTCTTCTTGAGTGTATGAACTTAATGGCCTATCGGCATTAACTGTTACACCTGGGGGAGCAATAGGGGGTTCCGCCTTTGTGATTTTTGGTTTTTCCTGTTGATTGCCGCCTTTTTTAATAAAGTCCTCAATGGCCTTTATCGCTTTAGGCAGCGCCTCGGCAGGAAGCCCTCGCAGGGTCATCAAATCCGCACCGTACTCTGCTAAGTGATAGGCAACATCTGCGCCGATAGGAGAAGATAAAATTTCCCTCTCAATATCTGGCGTAATCAGCCTGCTTTCTATCAATCCACTAACTTTCTCATCATAATCAGGCTTTTCTGCTCTTACAATTTCAGCTCTTTGAGCAAGGGCTTCAGTTTGTTTTTGCAGATTAAGCTGTGTTGTCTTACTCTCGAATATCTCGCCAGCTTTCCAGGTGGCCAAATCTTCTGTGTATTCCAACACATCGTCATAATCTTGAATGTCGGGCTTTTTTGATAAATCCCTAGCCTTTGGCGCATCTGAATCAGTCGCTTTTTCTTGCTCATATTGCCTTAGCTTTTCAGCTAGAACAGCATTTTCACGAATAAGACGTTCTTTTTCAGCCTTGCGTTGGGCTGTACGGGGGTTAATCGTTTTCTGCTCAGTCGGTTCCTCATCGGGTTCCGAGTCTGGCGTTTCCACCTCAATAGTTTTTTCCGTAGAAGGCTCAACCTTTTCAGGCTCAACATTTTCTGGAACTACATTGGTTTCAACAATGAATCGATTGTCAACAGGTGAATCCGTTTGCACGGTAACATCCATGTTATTTTGCATAGTACATTCCTTTTGGGCTAATTGCAAGGGGTTAGTTTAAATACATTAAAAGTGTCAAAAACTCCTCATCATCTCTTAACACTCTTAATTTCTGTTGACGCAAAGTCTCAATGAGCTGCATCAATCTATTCTGTTCTGCAAGCAGCATTAAAAGCTCTGCCTGCATTGCCTCGTCGGCTAAATCACGAGTGCGTTTAAGTTCAAGAGCCTCAATTTTTATTGTGGTTGCTCTTAAATCTAATTCAGCCTCTTTAAATTTCTTTTCAATCTCTCTACGATTTTGCAATTCGTAAGAATATGGCTGGTATTCTCTGCGCGCACCGCCATTTGGCGCAAGTGCGTTGCCCTCACCACTAACAGTCCCAGTTGCCGAACCCCCCAATGGGAACGTCCCAGATGCAATGGCGTTTATTGGAGGAAAGCCAACAATTCCAGTAGCTGACCCAGAAAGAGGGAACGTCCCGCTAGCGGTTCCTGTAACAACAACAGTGCCAGTTGCCGAACCGCCAAGAGGAAAAGTGCCAGATGCAACGCCAGTAACGACAACAGTGCCAGTTGCTGAACCGCTAAGAGGAAAATCCCCAGAGGCGACGCCGCTAATTACAACTGTACCTGTCGCACTACCAGATAAAGGAAAAGTCCCAGATGCGGCACCAGTAACAACAACTGTACCTGTTGCGCTTCCCGATAAAGGAAAAGTCCCAGATGCAACGCCATTTATAGGTGGCAAGCCACTAGCTGCAATCCTGGGAACTCTAACCCTTAACATAATCAGTCACCAATGAGCGGTGGGCGGTTGCTAAAAGGATGTGAGGCGACTAAACTAGTTCGTAACCCCCATTTGTGGGCAAGATAGCCCTCAACCTGTTGCCGCACCCTGTCGTTGACAATAGAACTGAAAACAACGATTTCAGCAATATAACCGACCATTGGGTCTTTGTTATTTCCCGATGCACCTATTTGCAAGGCAAACGAAGCATTGGACGCAGATGGAGCAAATGTATTTGCATTGTTCTGAGTTAGAGTTTGGTTAATTCTAAGAAATGACCTATTGGCAGCAGTTCCATTGTTAGGGTCGGCAACTTGCGAAATGAGAACGGGTGTATTGGCGGGATGTACGCCATCTGCCGTTACATTAACTACGGCAGACTGACCTGACACTCCTCGTGACACCGATGCAACTCCCGTATTGTTTCTTAAGGCAGTAACCCTGTCTTCGTACCCAAGAGAATAACCGATATTCGCTGATGCCGCGCCATTTGTTCCGAGCAAAGCGTAAAATGTATTGGGGTCACTGACATTTCCCGCTTTCCAAACGGCAATAACGGTTGACCCATTTGTGTTATGCAGAAAATTCCAAGTTGATACCGCAGCAGGAGATGTTAAGTATTGTGAACCATTAAACGATAATACAGGCAACCCATTTAAACCATTGCGGGTAAGGGTGGGTTGCGTTCCACCCGTTGCTTGACTAACATGTCTTCCATTGCCACTTTTATCTCGCCATTCACTAATACCTGTTGCAATACTAATGGTTGATAGGTCATTTGCGTCTAGCCACAAAGCGGGGCGTATAATTGCTGGTGTCCACAATCTGTTCTGTAGTTTTGCTTCATCAACTATGTTTACACCACGCGGCATTAGACAATGTCTTCGTTATAAGCGGTGACGTAAATCTCATTGCCACTTGCGTTAAGTGTAACGCCAGAGTTATTAACTAACGAAAAACGCAGTGAAAACGGATAAAGTCGGATCATGGAAATGATATTAACCTTTGCACTCGCACCAGATGTTAAAGGTATTACATATAAATCGCCGCCAATTTTGTCGGAAACATCTGTGCCGTCTGATTGTGTTATCCTAATACTTATAGACCCCCCCGTAGTAGGCGTTATACTGCCTAGCTTTACAGTCACTGCTCCGTAAAGGTTTTTGTTTGTCGCGTTATCGTATGTTACAGTGGCGCTCTCTGACCCATTGGCCAGGCTGTTAAACGCAGTTGAAGCAAAGTTACTAGACCGTGTGCTTGGGGAAGTCCATTTTGCTACACTCATGCTATAGCTCCTCTTGCTAGACCAACGTCACGCGATGTGACGGGCGGTAAATTGTTGTATTCAGCCCACGATTGATTTGCATCAGTTAGGGCAATTAAGTCATCCTTGGTCGCCTGATTTATAAGCCCAGCAGACAAAAGAGATGTAAGCATAGTGTTGGCTATATTATAAGCTGAAGCTCGTTCAGTTCTGATAATTGCATCATCCTTCATGGTATCGCGGACAGTGATACACAAGCCCCTAATAGCCGCATCGGCAGAAGCGTTATCAGCAGTAATAACAATTGCTGGCCAAAATCCTCGACCTAACAAAAATTCCCTTACATCAAATGTAGATATAGAAACTTTCTTCTTAGGCAACGCAGCGTCTGGTGCATTCAAAAGGTCGGCCACTTCCCAGTCTGGCTTGCCATCAAATTGCGATTCAGCAACCTTATCTATCAGTATCTGCGGTACAGTCATTATGCGCCCCCAGCTGTGATTGTAAACGCAGTGACGTTAAACTGCTGACCAGCAGTGAGGCTTACACTGTCTAACGTCATATCTCCCCCACCGCCCGTAGCTGTCACAGTGCCCTGAATATGACACGTTGCCCCCTGGCTAATGCGAAAATGCCCAGCGGTTCCTGTAGCATCTGCTGATGCGTCCTGCCACGTTCCATTAAGCGACTTACTGCCGCCAGATGCCGCGGTTAGCCAGTCGGATGGCAATACAATTGTAGCCAACACAGTTCCAGTAGAGGCTGCCGCGCAGTTTGCTGGCACAGAGCCGCTGCGGATTTCTAAAGTGGGCGATGCCCCGATAGTTGTTTCTATTTGGTCTAAACCCGCGTTTCGCGTATCTATAGAAAATTGATATGCCATAAAATGCTCCTTATTGGTAATTGCTCTTAGTGTAAGCCTTTTCAATTAATCCCGTTTGGGGATTTCTTACAACCTCAATAGTTTTTTCTGCCCTTATATCTTCTGATAATTGCTCAAAATTGCTACGCATTTGCATTAACATCTCAATCATTGCATTCATGTTTTGTTTTTGCATTTCGGCGTTTTGTTTTTCTTCAAACTCTTTTTCGGCTTCCATTTCCGCTTCCATGCGCTCTCGCTCCATTTTGGCTTGTTTATCCATCTCGTAACCTCGCAAGGCGTTTTCTCCCAATCCCGCCATAAGCGCATCCTCGTCAATGCCAGCCATTTGTTTTGCATCTGGTTGGCGTTGCTGCTCGGTAAGTAGCTTAATCTTATCCAGCTCAAGGCGTTGCGCCTCAAGGGCAGAGCTAACCGTGAACTTCTCCCGCTCTAACTGCAATTCAGCTGCCTTAAGCTCCATATCGGCCTGGTTCTTTTCTGCCTGTGTTTGAGCGGATTGCGCCTTGATTTGCAGCTCACCAATTTTCACTTGCGCCTCGGCCTGCTTATCGCTGGCAGCTTGTTCAGCTTCCTGCAAAGCCTGACCTAATTGCTGGATAATCTGTTGCGCCTGCTGCAACTGTGCCTGCACAGCTGGCGGTACACCCTGCATTTGTTCGGCCTGACGTTCGGGGTCGCGCAATTCGGGCGGTAAGCCTCTCTCAATCGCATCAGCAGTCTTGTCGGCATTTGGCCAATCCATACTGCGTACAATCATTGGCAAGGCTGGCAGCATCGCCTGTGGTGCAGCTTGGAACAACTGAATCTGTGATTCCCGCGATTCCTCACGCTTGGTTGTGTAGCTTGCGCCAGTGGTAATTGAAACGCCCATGTCACCTTTGGTCATATCATACTCAACAGTTTTGCCAGTTTTTGGGTCTGTGTACCGTTGATTGATTTTGACTACCCGCGTTTTATTGTCTTCACTCCGCGCTTTAACTTCACGGCTACCATCCAAAATATATTTTCTTAAGTCCTCATAAATGGTTCCACCATAAATTAGCGCTCGGCGAAACATATCAGAGTAATTCGATGTAGAAACGTCGCCCTCACGTTGGCGTGCCATAATGGCCTTGCCCGACTTTTCGTTGCTTTGCTGACCAAGTGAGGCGGGATAAATGCCGCTAGTACCGTAAAAATTCTGCTCGGCCATCTGAATCAAAGCCACAGCAGACGACAAATCCGCACTGTTTTGCGCTCGTTTAGGCTCGTTAATTGGATTGCCACTTTCATCAATGGCGTTGTACGGCAAATATGAGTAGTTCTTTTGGTTTACCGTGTCATAATACTTTCCAAGCCCCTTAAAGGCGCGAATGTCGCCAATAAACGGGGCAATCGGGGCAGATTCCGCAAGCTCAATAGCAGTATTGGTGGCGTAATTATAAAGAATTTGCGTCGAAATCATGTCCTCATAAAGGCCAGTGTAGTATGTCTTGCCGTTTACAATAGTCTTGTTGCCTTCAACAAAACAAAACGGGATGTGCTTACCATACCATTTGCGCTCTTCTATTTTTTCTCTTGCAGTGCATTTGTAGTACACCACGCGGGGTTTTTTGATTACTCTCTCGTTGTAGCTTTCACTGTCTTTTGGTTTTTCTGTTGCTTTTTCGCCAGTTTCTTTATTAAACCAAACCGTCTCTTTGTCGTATTCTTTACGCCAATAATGCCCAACACGCACAAGGTCTTTGCCCATTTCAGCCCAAGCTGGATAATCATCGCCGATAGGCTTTAATTCGCTTTCAGTATAGTCGCGTTCGTATCTTTCGTTAAACTCTGAACGGGGAATGTCCTCAATCTCAATTAAGAAGCGCCTATCGCTGCGGTCTTGCTCACGACACGCGGGATCATCATAAACCTGAAACGTGTTGGGTATCTGGCGGATGTAGATATTCTGGTCGTTGCTTTCGTCATTGTCATAATCGGTGCAAAAGGCAAAGTATCCCCACCCAATGTTCACCTGGCTGGCAATGGCAAGCTTGTATGCCGTTTGGGCGCAACCCTGTGATTGCACCTCACGAATCATATCCTCCAACAGTTCGGCCTTCTCAACATCGGCATCGGTCGTCGGTATGTATTTTATCTGTGGCAAATTCTGCCATTGGTCGTTAATGACCTGTCGCCCAAACTTAGGCAGCTGGTTAAAGCTGTGCGACGGGCGATTCCCCCTCGCCTTTACTTGGTCAGAGCTAAATTGGTCTGCACCAGGTCGAATAAAGTCTAAAACAAATAGGGCGCGATTTCTGTTATCGGATTCAGCATTGGATGACAGCTTAAAGTCATCAAGCATAGACTTAACAATTTTATCTATAGACTCAACAATTTTATCTGACGCCACCCTTAAAACCTTCTATGCAAATTGGTTGAATAATGGCCAGGCGCAACAAATTCTACATTTGCTTGCTTTGCTATCCGCCTTGTAGCTTCGCACGCATATCGAATAGCGTCAATAACGTGGTTATGTTCGTCTTCTAGTACTGGCAATACAGCCCCCGTCAATTGGTCTGTCTTATAACAATACATGGTTAATTCGTCAATAGTGTGCGTGCATCGTGGGTGAACCACAATATCGTAAGTCTTTAAGAACTCTATCCCTTCCTTTAGCGAGTCTTTTCCTTTGACTGCTGGCATGATTTTAGGGAATCCGTTCTTGCGCATGTGACTGATTGTTTCTGGCCTGGCACTATCAGCGATAATCGGCCATTTTTCAGAATCTGGTACAGACAAGAACAGACTAGGCGTATCCATAATCTCACAGCCAACCTGATAAGCCTCATAGTCGATGTACAGCTTGCGGCCAATGATGTGACAGCGAACAAGCACCGTGGGGTCTATTGCAAAGCCCCAGTCCGCCCCGAATCTATGTACAGCATCAGCAGGCGTCTCAAACTCTTCTATCGACCAATTCTTGAAAACCCGCGCCTCTGAATTTTGGCTATATCCACCAAGCCAGACGTGATTGTATTTATCAGCATCCCGACCCCTGTCATATTCCATTTCGGCCTTTAGCACGGATGGAAACCACGGGTTATCCTTATAGTTCACCTCAATAACAACGGCGTTGGGCGGCGTGCTTTCCCCGCGCAACAAAGCATCGACGGGATCGTCGCGGTGGTTAGGGTTCCATGTAAACCATAGCTCGCTGCCAGGCTTACGAATGGTTGGCCTCAGCAGGTCAAGACTTCTCTGGCTTAACGATTGCGCTTCCTCAACCCAGGCCAGGTCATAGCCTTCTAGCGACTTGATGGAGTCTGCCGTGTGATTCTGCATCCCTTGGAAAATAATCAACCCATCGCCCTTCTTAGACTTGATGACGGCTTCCTGCACTTCAAAGTAAGACGCAACCCCCAGCTGCTCTATCTTTATTTCCAGCAGGCGCTTAACCGATTGTGATAGCGACTTCTGCACTTCCCTAACGCAAACGCTTCTGTGGGATGGATTCATTATATGTTTTTTGATAAGCATTTCTGCAAATAAATGTGATTTCCCAGAGCCCCTACCACCGAATGCGCCTTTGTATCGTGCATCGCCAAGCAATGGCAAAGCCCATCTAGGTGTTTGAATCTGAAGTGTTCTTCCCATCAACAATCACATTTTCAATCTTGTTTATGACTTCAACAGCGCCACCATCAGCGCCCGTTACTTCCATCTTGCTGAAGTCGCCATACTTCTTAGGATTCATTCTGCCCATTGACCACTTTCTAACATCAACACGCAACCGCGAACGGTTTATATGTTCGTTATCAACGGCAACATAAGTAGAGCCGTCTTTATTTACTTTCTCAACATAGTCATTTGTAGAATCATCGGCAATTTCAAAAATTTCCTCAAGTAAATAATCGGCTCTAACCTTTAAGGCCAACGCGTATTGCTCTTTTAATTCAACGTCTTGCGTGACCCA